CTATGGGGGCGGACAGGCGGCGAAGCCGCCAGGTGGGGGCAAGTGGGTGAGTTGCTGACGGATGGCGGCGACCGCGATGTCGACGTCTTCCAGCACCCAACTCGCGGGGATGCGCAAGGTCATGACGCCCTGTCGCGCCAACCACCGGTCCCGCGCTGTATCCTTCTCCAGCTGGTCGTCGCTGTAGTGCGTCTGTCCATCGACCTCGACGGCTAGGCGCGCTGACGCACAGAAGAAGTCCAGCACATACGGTCCGATCGGATGCTGACGGCGGAATTTCAAACCGTCGAGCTGCCCTCTTCGGATCGCATTCCATAGCTTCACTTCAGGCAACAGCATCGCTTTGCGTAGCCGTCTGGCGTTGGTGATCGTCGGTCGTGGCGCGCTCACGTGGCTCACCTCCTTGCCCCACCTGACCGCTGCGCGGTCTGTCCGCCCCCATAGGGGGCGGAGGATTGATGCGTGCGGCGGGCGGTTCCACCCTAACATGTTCCCATTTTGTTCTCAACCTCCGCGAGGCGCCCATGCCCCTGTTCAAACCCCGCCGTCCACCGGAGACCAAGGACTCCCGGGCCGCGCGCCTGATCGCCCTGACCACGGCCGGGCGGCCCCGCTGGACGCCGCGAGACTATGCCGCCCTGGCGTCGGAGGGGTTCGGCAAGAACCCCATCGCCTATCGCTGCGTGCGGATGATCGCCGAGGCCGCCGCGTCGGTGCCGCTGACCGTCTTCGTCGGCGGCCGGCGGGCCGACGACCATCCGTTGCGCAAGCTGCTGCAAGGCCCCAATCGCGAACAGGGCGGGGCCGATCTGATGGAGGCGTTCTTCGGTTGCCTGCAGGTGGCGGGCAACGGCTACCTGGAAGCTGCCCAAGACAAAGGGGGCGGAAACGACGACGTCCCGACCGAGCTCTACGCCCTGCGGCCCGACCGGATGACCGTGGTGCCCGGCCCGCGCGGCTGGCCGCTGGCCTATGACTACCAGGCCGCCGGCCGCACCGCCCGGATCGGGCGCGACGCGGCCGGCTGGCTGCCGATCCTGCACCTGAAGCTGTTCAACCCCACCGACGACCACTACGGATTCTCCCCGCTCGAGGCGGCGGCCTTCGCGATCGACGTGCACAACGCCTCGGGGGCCTGGAACAAGGCGCTTCTCGACAATTCGGCCCGGCCGTCTGGGGCGCTGGTCTACGCCAACCGCGAGGCCGGCGACCGGCTCTCGGCCGAGCAGTTCGAGCGGCTGAAGGCCGAGCTCGGCGACGCCCACGCCGGCACGGCCAACGCCGGCCGGCCGCTGCTCTTGGAAGGCGGCCTCGACTGGCGGCCGATGTCGCTGAGCCCCGCCGACATGGACTTCATCGCCGGCAAGTCCGCCGCCGCCCGCGAGATCGCCCTGGCCTTCGGGGTTCCGCCCCAACTGCTGGGCGTGCCGGGCGACGCCACCTACGCCAACTACCGCGAGGCCAACGGGGCGTTCTGGCGGCACACCGTGGTCCCGCTGGCCGAGCGGGCGGCGCGGGCGCTGTCGGTGTGGCTGGAGCCCAAGTTCCCTGGTGCGCGCATCGCCTGCGACCTGGACGCCGTGCCGGCGCTGTCGGCCGAGCGCGACGCCCTGTGGGCGCGGCTGGAGGGGGCGAGCTTCCTGACCGATGCCGAGCGGAGAAGGTTGGCGGGGCTGGAGGGCTGACACTTGCCCCCACCTGGCGGCTTCGCCGCCTGTCCGCCCCCATAGGGGGCGGAGGACGCCCCTCTTCCCCCTGCGGGGGAAGACGACCGCGAAGCGGTCCGTAGGGGGCAAGTGTTCGCCGCACCGGAGACACCCATGACATCACCCCAACGCTGGCGGCTGGACCGCCAGGTTTCGCTCGGCCTGCTGGTCGCCGTGGCGCTGCAGGCCGCCGCCGCCCTGATGTGGGCGGGGCGGGCCAGCGCCCGCATCGACGACCTGCGCCAGCGCCTCGACGCCCAGGCCCCGGTCGCCGAACGCCTGGCGCGGCTGGAGACCCAGGCCGACGCCACCCGGGCCTCGCTGGCCCGGATCGAGAGCAAGCTGGACCGGCCGTAGCTCACCCACTTGCCCCCACCTGGCGACTTCGTCGCCTGTCCGCCCCCGTAGGGGGCGGAGCCTTCGCGCCGAGCGCTCTTCCCCCTGTGGGGGAAGACGACCGCGAAGCGGTCCGTAGGGGGCAAGTGCTCACCGCACAGGAGCCCTTCATGACTGAAGACCTGAAGATCGAAGGCCACGCCAGCCTGTTCTGGACCCGCGACCTCAACGACGACGTGACCGCCGCCGGAGCCTTCGCCGCCAGCCTGGCCCGCACCGGCCCGGCCGGGGTGAAGATGCTGCACCAGCACGACGACGCCGAGCCCGTCGGCGTCTGGGACGAGATCGCCGAGGACGCCTCGGGCCTGTTCGTCCGTGGACGGATTCTACGCGCGACGCCGCGGGGAAGACTGGTCGCCGCCCTGGTCGAGGCCGGGGCGCTGGACGGCCTGTCCATCGGCTTCCGCGCCGTGAAGGCCCGCCCCGACGAGACGGGGCGCCTGCGCGTGCTGACGCAAGTGGAGCTGTGGGAGGTGTCGATCGTCACCTTCCCGATGCTGCCTCAGGCTCGGTTGAAAGCCGCGCGGCTCAAGCGCGTCGGCGGCTGAACCCAAAAGTCCCTCCCCCTGTGGGGGAGGCGGCCCGGAGGGCCGGAGGGGGGAGTGATCCGCCGTCCGACGTCTCCCCCCACCGATCGCTGCGCGATCGCCTCCCCCACAGGGGGAGGACCTTTGTCTTGCCTCTTCCCAAAACCGGAGATCCCCATGAAGGAAACCAAACAGGCCGCGGCCTCGCCCGAGGCCCGCGCGGCGCTGCACGAGGTGCTGGCGGCGTTCGAGGGCTTCAAGGCCGCCAACGACCAGCGCCTCCAGGCGCTGGAGACCAAGCGCGCCGACGTGCTGCTCGAGGAGAAGGTCGCGCGCATCGACGACGCCGTCTCCCACGCCCAGGCGCGGCTGGACCGCGTGCTGGCCGACGCGCGCAGGCCCGCGATCGGCGGCGAAGGGCGGCTGGCCGTGCCCGACGAGCGCAAGGCCGCCTTCGACCGCTACATCAAGACCGGCGAAACCCCGGCTCTGCTGCTGGAAGCCAAGGGCCTGTCGGAAGGCGTGGCCACGGCCGGCGGCTATGTCGCCCCGGCCGAGTTGGAGCGTCAGATCCTGCGCCGCCTGCAGGCGTCCTCGCCCATGCGCGACATCTGCCAGGTGCGCACCATCGGCTCGGGCACGTTCCGCAAGCCGGTCTCCACCGCCGGCCTGGCCGCCAGCTGGGTGGCCGAGACCGCGACGCGTCCGGAGACCACGGCCCCGACCCTGGACGTGATCGACTTCCCGGCCGGCGAGCTCTACGCCAGCCCGGCCGCCACCCAGGCCCTGCTCGACGACGCCTATGTCAATATCGACGAGTGGCTGGCGGAAGAAGTGCAGGACGCCTTCGCCGCCCAGGAGACCTCGGCCTTCATCGCCGGCGACGGGGTCAACAAGCCCAAGGGCCTGCTGGCCTATACGGCGGCCGCCGACGCTGCGGCGACCTGGGGCCAGGTCGGCTATCTGGCCACCGGCGTCGCCGGCGCCTGGCCGGCCAGCAACCCGACCGACAAGCTGATCGACCTGATCTACGCCACCAAGACCCAGTACCGCCAGAACGGCCGCTTCGTGCTGAACCGCCGCACGGTCAGCGCGGTGCGCAAGTTCAAGGACGCCCAAGGCAACTACATCTGGAACGCGGCCCTGCAGCCGGGTCAGTCGGCGTCGCTGCTGGGCTATCCGGTGACCGAGATCGAGGCCATGCCCGACGTCGCGGCCAACGCCATGGCCATCGCGTTCGGCGACTTCGAAAAGGGCTACCTGATCGTCGACCGCGCCGGCGTGCGGGTGCTGCGCGACCCGTACTCGGCCAAGCCGCACGTGCTGTTCTACACCACCAAGCGTGTCGGCGGCGGGGTGCAGAACTTCGACGCGATCAAGCTGCTGAAGTTCGCGGTGTCGTAAGCGCGGCCTTCTGACGCCCCCAAACACTCCCCCCTCCGTCGGCTGCGCCGACACCTCCCCCCGTGGGGGAGGTGGTCCGAAGGACCGGAGGGGGGAGTCCCTTCCTTCCAGGAACCCCCAACATGCCCCTCTCCACCACCCTGGCCGAGGCCAAGGGTTTCCTGCGCGTGGTCGACGCCAGCGAGGACGCCCTGGTGACTCTGCTGATCGACGCCGCCGAGGCGCGCGTCGCCGCCGCCACGGGACTCGTCCTGACGCCCGCCAGCCCCGCGCCGCTGCGCCTGGCCGTGCTGGTCCTGGTCGCCCACGCCTACGAGCACCGCGACGGGTCCGAGCCGCCGCCGGGTCTCGTCGACGCCTGGCTGGCGCCCTATCGCGAGGCCCGGCTGTGAGCGGCCCCGGCAATTTGGGTCCGGACGCGGCCGTCGCCGCCGCCCTGGTCGAGGCTCTGAAGGCCGCGCCCGCCGTCTCGGCCCTGGTCGCCGCCCGCGTCCACGCCGACGCCCCGCGCCATCCGGTCTATCCGTGCGTCAGCCTGGGCCGCCAGGAGAGCCGGCCGTTCGGGCCCGAGGCCGACGGTCTGGAGCACCTGCTGACCGTCACCTGCGCCAGCAAGTTCGGCGGGCCGGAGGAGGCGCGCGCCGTCACCGCCGCCGTCCGCGCGGCCCTCCACAACGCCGCGCTGGCCGTTAGCGGCCGCCGCCTGGTCACCCTGCGCGTCACCTACGCCGACGTCTTCCGCGCCGCCGACCGCGAGCTGTCGCTGGGCGTGCTGCGGGTGCGGGCGGTGACCGAGAGCGTCTGAACGACAGCAAACTCACCCCCTTGCCCCCACCTGACGGCTTCGCCGTCTGTCCGCCCCGATAGGGGGCGGAGCCTTCGAGCCGAAAGGCTCTTCCCCCTTCGGGGGAGGAGGGCCGTAGGCCCGGAGGGGGCAAGTGATCGCCGCAATTCCATAAACCGGAGATCCCCCATGGCCGCCCAAGCCGGCAAAGACATCCTCCTGAAGATCAGCGACGGCGCCGCCACGCCGGTCTTCACCACCGTGGCCGGCCTGCGGGCCCGCACGATCAGCCTCAACGCCCAGACCATCGACGCCACCGACGGCGACAGCGCCGGCCGCTGGCGCGAGCTGCTGGCCGGATCGGGCGTGCGCTCGGTCGCCGTCTCGGGCAGCGGCGTATTCCGCGACGCGGCTTCGGACGCCGCGGTGCGCGACAGCTTCTTCGCCCAGACCGCCCGGGTGTGGCGCCTGGTGATCCCCGACTTCGTCCAGCTGGAGGGGCCGTTCCTGGTGGCGGCCCTGGAATATGCCGGCGACTACGACGGCGAGGCCTCGTTCGCCCTGTCCCTGGCCTCGGCCGGGGCGGTGACGTTCACGGCGATCTAGCATGCTCAATCCCAACCCCGCCCGGGGCGAGGTCGTCGTCCCCCTCGCCGGAACCCCGCGCCGCCTGTGCCTGACCCTCGGCGCCCTGGCCCGGATCGAGGCCGCGCTGGGCCTGGACGACTGGAGCGCCCTGCCGGAGCGTTTCGGTCGGCTGTCGGCCGCCGAACTGCTGAGCGTCCTGGCCGCCCTGCTGGACGGCGGCGGCGAGGATCCGGCGGGGCTGGACGCGGTGTCGATCCCCGAAGCCGTCGCGGCCGTGGTGGCGGCTCTGGCGGCGTGCGCGTGAACGCCCGCTGGCGCGCGGCCCTGCGGCTGGCGACGCTGACCCTGGCCATCCCGCCCGAGACGTTCTGGCGGCTGTCCCTGGCCGAGTGGCGCGCCCTGACCGAGGCCCCGGCCGCGCCGGCGCTGAACCGCGCGGCGCTGGACGCCCTGATCGCCCGCTTCCCCGATGAGGAGACCCCATGAGCGACTTCGATCCGGACGGCCTGGACGCCGTCCCCGCCCGCGCCGCCGAGGCGGCCGCCGCCCTGACCGCGCTACGCGCTCCGGCCGAGCAGGCGGCCCGCGCCATCGACGACGCCTTCGCCAAGGCTGGCGCCAGCCTGGCCCGCTCGCTGACCCACGCGGTCGCCGACGGCAAGATCAGCCTGGGCGAGTTGGCCAGGGCGGTGCTGGACGCGGTGTCGAGCGGCGCGGGCGGAGGCGGCGGCTTGGCCAAGGCCCTGGCCGGGGCGGTGGGTTCGGCGTTTTCCGGCGCGAGGGCCGATGGCGGCCCGGTCGCGGCCGGCGGCGCCTACCTGGTCGGCGAGCGCGGCCCCGAGCTGTTCCGTCCCGCCGCCGCCGGCGCGATCGAGCCGGCGGGCGGCGGCGGGATGAACGTCACGATCAATGTCCAGGGCGGCGACACGGCGAGCCTGGCCCGCTCGGACGCTCAGCTGGCCCAGGCCTTGGCGCGGGCGGTGAGCCTGGGCGCGCGGCGGTTATAG